GGCTCTATTGATGGTCTGTCGCTCTACGGGTGCGTCATCTCGGGCACGATTGAGCTGGGCCAATACGACAATTACTGGAGCCGAGGCCGCGCTCCCACGCGCAACGTGTCGATTATTGACTGTAATTCACCAGACGGCTCGCCAATTAGGGTAAAGGTTTGGGATGCCGAGTTGCCGTTTGTGCAGAATACCAACGTAAAGCTCACCAAGATACCAAAGTGGATTTGGCTGCCGTATTTTCTTTTCCGCTCTTTGACGAATCCGAAGAGGGTATAACCTATGTTTCCTCTCGCTGAAATTCTAGGCATCGGAACGAAGCTGATCGACAAACTGATTCCGGACCCGGAAGCGAAGGCCAAGGCGCAGCTGGAACTCGCGGCGCTCGCGCAGTCCGGCGAGCTGGCGAAGATGAACGCGGACCTTGAAGCCTACAAGACCGAGCAGAGCAACCTGACCGAGCGTCTCAAGGCGGACATGTCATCGGATTCGTGGATGTCGAAGAACGTCCGCCCCATGACGCTTGTTGCGATTCTCCTGCTCTACTGCACGCTGGCGTTTATGTCAGCCTTCGGGCACAACGCTAACGAGTCGTATGTCGCACTGCTCGGACAGTGGGGTATGCTCATCATGTCATTTTACTTCGGCGGCAGGACGCTCGAAAAAATCATGGAGATGCGCAAAAAATGAACCCGACGCACGTCAAAGACCTCGCCACCGCTTCGACTCCGGTCGTCGCGTGGACCTCGCTTTCACAGATCAATGACGCGGCGGCGCTGGTCGGGACGCTTCTCGGGATCGCGTTCCTGCTTTGGCGCTGGCATCGCGAGGCGAACAAGGAGCCGTGATTTGACGGCCATCGCTTAGGCGATGGAACCCGTTATCACATTCTCAGCCTCCGCCGGCGTCATCGATGCCGAAGCCGGCATCATTCGCGGCGTCTCGCTCATCACCAAAGGGCCGGCACTGGGTCATGGCGTCATGATTGACGACAAGACGCTGGCACAGGTGAAGACCGCAGCCGAGCAATACGCGGGCGGGCTCAAGGTGAAATTGAACCACAGCGGCGGAGCAGGCGACATCGTCGGCTACATCGACGCGCTGCGAATCAGCGGGGAAAAGCTGCTCGGGGATTTGCACCTTCTGCAAACCTCGCCACATCGCGCCTACATTTTGGAGATCGCCGAGAGAATTCCCGACACGTTCGGACTCTCGATTGCGTTCTCGGGTCCGTCGGAAAAAAGCACGGACAGCCTCACGACTTTGCAACGGTGCTCGGAAATTTACTCGGTCGATCTCGTCAGCGAACCCGCTGCGAACCCGAACGGATTTTTTGCGCGCAAACTCAAACAATTTGAGAGCGACGCCAGCGAGTCGCCGGAAGCAGAAATCAAAATCGAAATTCCTATGAACGACGAAATGAAAAAGGCCATCGAAGGCATGATTCAGTCTGCCATGATGAGCATGAATGAGAAAGTCGCGAAGCTCGAAAGCGCTCTCGCTCCAAAAGAAGAGAAGCCTGCCGCCATGAGCGCGCAGAATGAAGTCGTGCAGCTCGCCGCGAACACCGCTGCGCTCGCCGCCGTCAAAGAATTTGCCAAGTCTTTTGGTGCGCCAGCCGCTCCGATTGCCTCGGCCGAAGCAGTCAAACCAGTCGCAAAGGTCGAGAAGTTCGAGGACGTCGTTGCAGCTAAAGCCACCGAGCTGAAGGGCAACAAATCCGAGGCCATCACCTTCGCGATCAAAAACCATGCCGAGCTTTACGCTGCCTATCGTGCGCGCGTGCAGGCCGGCGAACTCGTCAAACTCTAATCTAAACTACCATGGCAACTTCCTACCAAAACAGCGGCACGTTCGTCGCGAACGCGGCTATCACCGCCTTCCGCCTCGTGTCGATTTCCAGCAACCGCGGCGTCGGTCTTTCCGCCACCGCTTCCCTTCCTGACGGCGTGGCAACGATCGACGCTGCAAGCGGCGATCTCGTCTCCGTGCAGTTCCTCGGCGGCAACACCGTCAAGGCTACCTTGCTCGCCGGTCCGGTCACCGTCGGTGACACCTTGTTCACGACTGCCAACGGCACCGTCGCCATCACCGGCACGATCACCGTGGGCAAGTCGCTCTCCACCGCCTCTGACGCTTCGGCCATCATCGAGATGCTGCCAAAGAATCTCTAACCCTTAAAAATAAATTACCATGTATTCAAATAGTGCAGCTATCTTTCGCGCAGACATCGCCGGCGTAGTCGAGCAGGCTAAGGAGCTTGAGGCGGGCTTGATCGGTACCCAAGTGATGCCGATCTTGGACGTTCCAGTTCGCGCCGGCCAATACCCAACCTTCGTTCTCAAAGAGGGCCAACTCCTCAAGAGCGACATGAAGAGCCGCTCGCCATACAGCGCTTACGCTCGTGGCACCCGCGCCTTCACCCAAGACACCTACACCGCTCTCGAATACGGATACGAGGAAGCAGTCGACGATACCGTCGAGCTGGACATCGCTCGGTTTTTCGACGCCGAGACGATGGCAGCGAAACTCGCAAAGCGTAAGCTCCTGCTCGCTCACGAGCTTCGCGTCGCTGGGAAAATCTTCGACACCAACACCTTCACGGCTACCAACTCTGGCACCGCTTACACGACTGCCAATTTGGCCACCTTCGATGTCGGCGCTGACGTGCAGGACGCAATCGACCGCTTGCTAGCCAAGGGCGAGAGCGTGACGAACCTTGCTGTTGTCATGTCGGCAGGCGTATGGACCCGAATCCGCGCGAGCACGAAATTCCAAAACCGTTTGCGCGGCACCGGTCTTTCGACTGACACGATCCTCAACGCCAGCCAGCAGGCGGCCGCTGAGGTCTTCGGCGTAAATTCCGTTTTGATTGGCAGGGCCTCATACGATACCGCACCCGAGGGAGTGGCTTTTAGCTCCGGAGCAATCTGGAGCAACAGCTCGATCTGGGTCGGTTCCGTTACCCAAGCTTCGGCCGGATACTTCGGCGGTGGCGCTGCCTTCACCCTGAACTGGTCAGAGTATGGTCCGGCAGTTGGCGTCTCGACCTACCGCGAAGAAGCGATCAAATCCAACATCGTGCGGGCGTCGCACTATGTGGCGGAGAAGGTCGTTAATGCAAATGCGGGTCAGATCGTAACGACCCAATTTTCCTGATCTTAACTAAGTTCGGAAAAACAGCCTCACGCTTCACGGCGTGGGGCTTTTTGTTTTGACCGGTCCGAGCGATCAGCAAGACCAGACGCACACACCACAACGACCATGATACTTTCCCTTTGCGTTATCGCTGGAAACGAGGCGGCACAAATCGGCGCGATGCTCGACAGCTTCGACGGCGTGATTGACGAGGTCTCACTCGTCCGCGCCATCGGCTCGCAGGAACCGGACAGCACCGAGCAGATCGTGCGCGACTGGTGCTTGCAGCACTCGGTCGGATTCATCTTCTCCGAATACAAGAACGGCGCCACGGCGCAGGCGTGGAAGCACGTCGATTCGTTCGCCCGAGCACGCAACCAAGCGTTCGCGCAGGCATGCGGCGACTGGCTAATCTGGGCCGACTGCGACGACGTGATTGCGGACGCCGAGAAGCTGCGGGACAGGCTCGCGAAACTCTCGGAAGACGTGCTCATGGTCCGTTGTCCTTACGACGTGCGCGGCACCGGCAAGAAGCTTCACCGGGAGCGGATCGTGCGGCGCAGCGCATTTGCGAGCGGCCGCATCTGGCATCACGACGTGCACGAGAATCTGCTCCTACTTCCGAACGACCGACATTTCGATTGGGCGACGCCGGTCTGGCATCATCAGCCGATTGCGATCAAGCAGGACAACCGCAAGCGCAACCTCGCGATCCTCGGGCGCAGCGTGGCCGAGTCCGCCACCCAGTATTTTTATATCCACCAAGAACATTATTGCGCCGGCAACAAGACGGCCGCCGAGCAGTTCGGCCGGATCGCGCTTTCGTTCCCGAACCTTGACGACAGCTTCCGCTACGAGGTGCAGCTCAACCTTGCGCGGCTTGTCGCTTCCCGGCGCGAGGCAATGCAGTTCGCGATGTGCGCGCACGGCGTTTTCCCGTGGTGCCGTGAGGCCATTGCGTCGGTCATCCTGCTCTCGTTTGAGCGCAACGACGGCAAACGGGCGAGCTTCTGGGCATCGCGGATGCTGAGCCTTCCCGAGCCTACCGAGAAGGACCGGCCGTGGACGCACGAGGTCAAGTGGTATGGCTGGGCCGGGCACGATCTCGCGGCGCGTGCGTTCCGTCTCGCCGGCCAACTCGACGACGCCGCGGCGATGCAGCTCGTGTTTCACAAGCACACCCAGCCGAAGATCCGGCTGACGCAAAAGACGCTGGGTAACTCGACCAAATCGGTCGCCTTCCGCGACGCTTGGCTCTCGACGGCAGCGCAGCCGGAGCGGATCGAGCACCGCTTTCTTGTGCGCGCCGACGACGCCGAGACGATGGGCATGGCGAAGCAGTTCCTGCACGACGTAGGCGAGCCGAGCGCAGCCGAGCCGGGCGTGATTCAGATCAACGCCGAAGACGGCATGGTTGCGCCGCACGGCTGGGACGAGCGCATCATTGCGAGCGGCTGCACGCTGGTTGACGCGGAGAACATCGAACAAATTCTGGGCGCGAAAAAGCCATGAGCGAGCAACCGGCCATTGTCGTCTGCACGACCAACGCGCGATGCCTTGAGGTCATGCTCGCCTCGATCAAAGCCTACGTGCCGGCCGAGGTTGAAAAGCACGTGCACTACAAAGTCGGCGCGACCTTCGGCGAGGCTTACAATTTTGCGATGCGCGACGCGTTCGCCAGGCACTCCGAGCTGCTCATCTGCAACGATGACATCGTGTTTACGCCATCGACTTGGCTCACGCTTCTGGCCGACGTTGCGCTGCTCAAGGAGGCCGTCGCCGATCTAGGCTACGTCGCAGCGCGCTCGGACTACGCGCGCGGCGCACAGAACATCCGATGCGGCACCGGGCGATTGGACTTTCTGCGGTTCGAGAGCGAGCGCAGCATTATTGAGACGCCGGTCATCGCGCCGATTTGCGCGTGGATTCACCGCGACTCGTGGGTCGATTTTCCGCCGATCAACTGGTTCTCCGACGACGTGCAATGTGCGGACATGAAGCGCCGGCATTTTGTCTCGCGGGCCTACGTGCATCACGTCGGCTCTCAGACGTGCGGCAACGACGCCGCCAAATGCATGGCCGATGCTGAGCCGTGGATCAAAGCGAACCGGCCGGCGCTGCACGCGATGCACTTTCCCGCGGTTTGACGAACTGAGCATTTATATGGCCGCCGTCCGAGACTTCGACCCGACGCAAATCAACTCCGACTTCTCCGCGATCTTGGAGCAGGCCGGCATTTCGTTCACGTATCAGGGCGCAAGCATCACAGGCGTCTGGTCATCTTCGCGCAACGCGTTCGCTGAGTTCGAGGACCAACGCCGGGACGACTCGCGCTTCACCGTGTTCCTGCTTACGACGAGCGTGAGCGCCGTGCCGCAGGTCACGCAGACGCTTTCACGAGCCGGCATCACCTATTTCATCGACCGAGTCATGCTCGACGCCGAGGGCGCGGGATGTGAACTCGAAGTGCAAAAATCGATATGATCGAGATCGAGGCCAGTTTCTCGCGGCTAGAATTCCAATTAGCAAAGCTCGCGAACGCGGCGAAAGTGGACCTCGGGCTGGTTATCAAAGAAGAGGCGAAATACGCGATCCAAACCATCGTCAAATTCACGCCGCCGAAGAGCAAGCAGCAGGGCGCAAACGCGGTGCGGGCTGACTTTTCAAGACTGGCGGAGCCTCTTGTTTATCAGGACTTGCAGGCCAAGGCCACGAAGGGCGGATTCTACACATCGATGGCGCGTTACGTGCGCAACCGCCAGGTCGAGAAACTGCGGGCGCTTCTGCGCAACCCGAAGCTCTCGCACTACTACGGCATGAGACTTTTGGAGAACGAAGACGCGCTGCGCCTCGAACATCGGCGCAAACAAAACGCTCGCGGGAGAATCACCGGCAAGCCGGACCAACTCGCGTTCGGCGGCGACTTCAAAAAGTATCGCAACGAGATCGAGGGCCGCGTCGGCTGGACGGTCTCGGGCTGGAACTCGTCGGCAAAAGTGACCGGTGCACGATACAAGAAATTCAGCGACAAACTGAAGCCGCAGGCGAACGGGAACAAGCTGTTTGGCTCGGTGCGATCTAGCTTTGGGCCGCAGCCTTTCATCAAAGCCACGGCGCACAACGTGAAGATCCCGAATTATCAGCGGATGATTGACGGCGCGATTAACTCGCGGATCCAAACGACCGTCAAAAAGATTGAGGCGATACGTGCAAACGCAGCGGTCAATTTGGGTTTCATAAGAGTAAAAGGAATGATGCCACTTAAAACCGCAGCATGAGCACCCGCACAAACATCCGCAACGCCACCGCCAACGCGCTCACGGGCGCTCTCGTCGTTCCGACCGCGAACATCCTTCGCGGGCGCAACAACACGATTGCCAGCGTCAGCTTTCCGGCCGCAGCCGTTTACGCGGTCAGCGAGCAGATCGAGGTGCGCACGCTCGGTCCGAGCAACCGCACGCAATACCGGCAGTTGCAGCTCGTCGTGGACTACTTTATTGCCGAGAGCGGAACCTATCTGATCGATGACCTTTTCGACACCGGCAGCGCAGCGGTCGAGGCGGCGGTGCTCGCGGACGTGACGCTCGGCGGGCAGTGTCAAGACCTGCATTTGACGTCCGTCGAATATACGATTGAGCCAGACGAGGACCGGCGCTTCGGCTCGGCTCGGCACACTTTCAACTGCATCTATTTTTCAACCGACTAACCTCATTTTATGGCAACCAAACTCGGCCGCGAAGGCCTCATCAAATTATCCAGCACGACCATCGGCGAGCTGCGCAACTACGCTCTGACCCACACCTCCGACACCGTAGAAGATTCGGTCCTCGGCGACACCTACCGCACCCGGCTCGCGTCCATGAAATCGTTCTCGGTTTCTGGTGACCTTTACTGGGACGAAGCAGATGCCGGCCAACTCCTGATCACCATCGGCTCGCAGGTCACGCTCAACCTTTATCCAGAAGGCGGAAGCACCGGCGACGTTTACTATTCCGGCGCCGCCATCGTCACCCAGTTTAACGTCTCCGCTTCATTCGACGGCATCATAGAAGGCTCGATCGCCTTCGAGGGTAACGGTCCGCTCTCAACGTTGACGGCTTAATTTCGCAGGAAAAACACACAACACACACATGGACGCAATCGACCTAGTCAGGGAACATTTCGCATCACTCGGCACGCGACGGATTGACGTGCCAGAGTGGAAGCTCGTGGTGCACGCATCGCCGGTGACTCTCTCGGAAAAGAACCGGCTTTATCGGCGCAGCAAGGAGAATGACATGGAGCTGCTCGTGGACATTTTGATCATGAAAGCGACCGACGAGCACGGCGTGAAACTCTTCACGATCGAGCATAAGCCGACGCTGTTGAACAAGGCGGACAGCAACGTCGTCGGCCGCGTCGCCAACGCCATTCTCGCGGACGACGCGCCGAAGGTGGACGACTTAAAAAACTGATCTACGGCGGGGAGGCGGCAGACCTCCTCGCCGTTTACGCGCTCGCGGATCGTCTGCACAAATTTGCCCACGAGGTGCTCGCGATGCCGGCCGAAGAATTGAACGGCTGGCTCGCCTACATCGAACACCAAAACCGAAAACTAAAACAAAATGGCTGAGGCATCATTTATTCTGCGGGCGGTGGATGCGACGAAGCAGGCTTTTGCCAGCGTGCAAAACTCGCTCGCGAAGTTGCAGCAAAGTTCTCAGGCGGCGGCGGGCTTCATGAAAAAAGCCTTCGATCCGCGGGCTCTCGGTGCAGGCTTTGCAGCGGCGCTCGGTCTTTCGCTGACCTCAGTTATTGATTCCGTCATCACAAAATTGACCGAATTGGTTATGCGTGCGGAAAATGTCCGCAAGATTTTAAGAGAATCTCGACTTGAGTCGGAAGGCATTTTGGAAGCAGGTATTTTCGCAGCGATGGACCCGGTGCGCCAACTGGAAACCATCCAAGCAAAAATCATAAAAAACGCCGCAGAAATCGACAAGCTGCGCAGCAACGTAAGAGAGGAAGTGGTCGCAGTACCACAAGGCGGAGCGGTGACTGTTCAGCTAGGCAGCGTCAAAGAAGCCGAAGAGCTTAAAAAACTGGAAGCAATGCGGGCATCGCTGGTCATTGCGAATGTTAATTTAATAAATCAAATCGAAAGAGACACGGCTGAGATCAAAACAAAATCAGACGACGAAGGACTCGATGCGCAGAAAAAAGTGAACGATCTTTTGCAAGAGTCTAACAATCTCATGCTGAAAGGTCTCGAAGTTCGCAGGGACGATTCCGCTGAAAGGATTCAGTCAACGATTGCTCAGACGTTGGCAAACCGAGAGCTCGGTAAATCATTGAAAGAGTCTGTTATGACTCCGATGGAAAGATACGTCGCAGAGGCAGATCGTCTCAGCAAACAATTAAAAAGCGGAGTTATACCGGATCAAGAAACTTTCAATCGCTTGATCGCACAGGCAGCAAATAATTTCGCCGAGACCGAGGAAAAGCAGCGCATGTTTGTCGATTCACTGGGCGCAACATCCGAGGAAATGGAACGGCTCAAAGTGGTGATGGCAGAAATGGAAATGGCTCAAGACGCAGGCAACCTGATCGCCCAAGGCTTCGAGGATGCGATCCTCAGCGGTCAAAAACTAAGCGAGGTCGTCCGCGCGCTAGGCCGTGATTTGGTTCGTCTGGTGTTTAACCAAATGGTCACGCAGCGGCTCGCCTCGGGGATCGCTACTTTTCTCGGCGCTCCACCAATACCCGGCCGCGCAATGGGCGGACCCGTCAGCGGCGGCTCACCCTACGTCGTCGGCGAGCAAGGACCAGAGCTGTTTGTGCCACACGCGTCAGGCACCATCGTGCCAAATAACAAGATGGGCGGCGGCAGCGGATCCGGCAGCGGCAGCGTGACGGTCAATTACAACATCGCGGCCGGCGTCTCTCGCGCCGAACTCGCTCCGATCCTCGAACAAGAGCGGCGCCGGCTCAAGGCCGAGATTCCCGACATGGTTCGACGCGGCGGCGGCTACCGCGCAGCCTTCGCCTGATCCTCATGGCCATCACCTATCCACTCACGCCGCCGAGTCCGTTCAACCTCTCGCGCTTGTCGTTCACGGGCGTCTCGGCGACCTCGCGCAACACGTCGCCCTTCACGTTGCAGACCCAGCAATACAACTGGCCAGGTCAAGCCTGGCTCGGCTCGGTCGATTGTCCGCCGATGAAGCGCGCGGACGCGGAGACCGTCATTTCGTTCCTACTCGCGGCGCAGCGCGGCACGTTCTATTTTCAAGACTACGCCAACCCGACGAACCGAGGCGGCGTCACCGGCACGCTGACCGTCACGACGGCAACCGCGAACGGGACCACGCTGACATTCGGAGGCGCAACCGGCTCGTTCGCAGTCGGCGATTGGCTGCAAATCTCGACCTCGCTTTACAAGGTCGTGCAGGTCAACTCGTCATCGAGTGTCGATCTTTTCCCGGCTCTCCGCAAAAGCTACGCGGGCGGCACGGCCATCACCTACTCGAACGCAAAAGGCGTCTTTCGCCTCGCGTCACCGAGCACCGAGTGGGCCATCGGCGAAGCGAGCATTTACGGCGTGGGCTTCGCGATCATTGAGGACGTCGAGTCATGAGCATCACCACCGCAGGCCGGTCGCTCTCGGCCAACATGGTCACCGAGGTCAGCGCGTCGCAGCTCTCGCCGATCTTGCTCGCGTCGTTCTCGTTCTCGACGCCGGTTCGCCTTTGGAGCGGTTACGGCACGATCACCGTCGGCGGAGTGACCTACCTTGGAAGCGGCACGCTGGGGACAATCTCGCCGGTCGAAGAGACGACTGACCTCTCGGCGCGTGGAATCAACTTTCAGCTCTCGGGTGTGCCGAGTGCTCTGATTGCGGTCGCGCTCACCGAGAACTACCAAGGCAAAGCTTGCTCCGTGTTATTCGGCGCACTCGATGCCAGCGGTGCGCTGGTGGCCTCTCCCATTACTATCTTCGCCGGCCGGATGGACGTCATGGCGATCAATGACGACGGGCGGACTTCAACCATAGGTTTGAGTGCGGAGAACAAGCTCGTGGATTTTCGCCGGCCGCGTGAAGTGCGCTACACCCACGAAGAACAGCAAAACCTTTATCCACCCGGCCCCGGCACACCCGGCGATCTTGGCTTGGAATTCGTCAACGCGATCCAAGAAAAACAAATCTATTGGGGCAACGCAAAGCTCGCGGCACCGGTCAACGAGGGCGGCGGCGAGACCGAGGTCACGTCCTACATGTGACCATGCCAGCACGCCGCGACAACTGGCCGAACCTTCTCGCTCAATTCATTGAGCAGCGGCGCGAGCAACCTTTCGCGTGGGGCGTAAACGATTGCTGCATCTTCGCGGCCGATTGGGTCCAGCTCTGCACCGGCGAGGATTACGCGAAGGCGTGGCGCGGTCGATACTCCACACCCATCAACGCTCGGCGATTTCTCAATGAGGCAGGCGGCGTCGAGGCTCTGGTCGATGCGCTAGGGCTGCAACGAGTCGCGCCGCAGTTGGCCGGGCGCGGTGACATAGTCGCGCAAGAAGCCGGACTAGGAATGACGCTCGGCATTTGCCTCGGCGTGACCACGGCTTTCGTCACTAAAAACGGCTTAGCGTTTGGCTCGATTGCGAACGCAGAGAAATCTTGGAAAGTCTAAAATGGAAGCACTCACAATTTGGATCCTCGCGACAACTGCCGAAATCACCGGGACCACCATCGTGCTAAGCGCCGGTGGTCTTGCGGTCGCTACGTCAATCACGACCTTTATCGTGGTGACGGCTGCATCAATGGCCGCGTCGAAACTGCTCGCGCCGAAGATGCCGAGCTTCTCGGACTCTTCGATGACGGACCGGTCTCAAATGGTCCGCAATCCCATCTCGGCGCGCTCGATGGTTTACGGAAAATGTCGAGTCAGCGGAACCATCGTTTACCTCAGCACGACGGGAACGAAGAACGAGTTTCTGCACATCGTCGTCACGCTCGCCGGCCACGAGATCCAAGCGATTGACGAAATCTATTTCAACGACGAGCTGGTGCCGCTCGATGCAGTCTTCACAAATGAGCCGACCGGTTTTTACGCAGGCGTGGCGCGCGTGAACAAGCATCTCGGCGAGACTTATCAGACGGTCGATGAAGACTTGGAAGACGACACCGCGAGCCTGACGGATGGAAAATGGACGGAGCACCATCGCCTGCGCGGGATCGCCTACCTTTACGTGCGTCTCACGTGGGACGCCGAGAAATATCCGAGCGGAATCCCAAACATCAGCGCCGTCATTCGCGGCAAGAAGGTGCTCGATCCGCGCACGGGAAACACCGCCTACTCAGCCAACGCCGCGCTCTGCCTTCGCGACTACCTGACCGACACGTCGCTGGGCATGGGCATGACCGCAGCCGAGGTTGACGATACCGCTTTTGGCGTCGCCGCCACCATCTGCGAAGAACAGGTTCAAATCCTGCCCGTCTCGCCCGTCGTCAACGAGAACCGCTACGAGGCGAACGGCGTGATCGTGACGAGCGCCAGCCCAGACGAGAACATCGGCAAGCTGCTCTCGGCAATGGGTGGCCTGATCGCCTACACGGGCGGACGCATCGTGCCCTACGCTTCAGCCTACCGGATTCCGACCGTGACCCTGACCGAGAAGCATTTCGTGGGACCGCTCAACGTGCAGACGCGGACGAGCGCGCGGGACCGGGTGAACTCGGTCAAAGGCGTTTACGTGAGCGAGACGAACAACTGGCAGGTGACCGACTTCCCGACGATTAGCTCGCCAACCTACGTCACGCAGGACAACGGCAACGTCTTTTTCCGCGACGTGGTTCTGCCGTTCACGACTTCGCCGAGCTGCGCTCAACGGCTCGCCGTGCTGGAGCTTCGCCGCGCTCGCGAGGAAATCACGTTCTCGGCACGCTTCCGTCTTGAGGCGATGCAGGTTCGGGCCGGTGACACGGTCATGATTACCAACGAAAAGCTCGGCTGGTCGTCGAAGGTCTTCGAGGTCATGGAGTGGAATTTCGCGAGCGACGGCACGCCGCCCCAGGTCTTCATCGACATGACGCTTCGCGAGACCGATTCAGAGATTTACAGCTGGGACGTTGACGAGGAAATCTTCGTCGAGGACTCGCCGAACACGACGTTGCCAGATCCCTTCACGCTCGGCGCACCGACGAACCTTTCGTTGACCGCAGACGGGGCGACTCAACTCGTGCAGGCCGACGGCACGATCTTGCCGCGGATCCGCGTTGGCTGGACGCCACCGGCCGAGGCTTTCATTCAATCCGATGGCGTGGTCGTCATCGAATACAAGCCGGCCGCAAGCACGACATACCTGATTTGGAACACGGTCGAGGGCGCGCAGACCGAGGACTTCATCAGCTCGGACGTGACCATTGGCACGAATTACAACGTGCGGCTCTACGGGAAAAGCATCTTCGGCATCACGACGACCTACCTCGCGGGCTCGATTACGGTGGCCAAAGACACGTTTGCACCGGCAACCCCAACCGGACTCAGCGCTGCCATCGGCACCGGCAAGGCCGTCTCGCTCGACTGGAACGACAACACCGAGCCGGACTTTTCGGAGTATGGCATTTATCGGAACACCTCGGCAGTTACGCCGGCCAACGCTAACACGGACAAGATCGCCGAGGTGCGTGCGTCGCGGTTCGTGGACACCGACGTGAACATCGGGACCACGTATTACTATTGGCTCAACGCTTACGACTCGGTCGAGAACGTCAGCCCTTTCACCGACTACGTGCAGGCCACGCCGTCGGTCATTACGGCCGGGCCGATTGATCCGACCGCACCGCTCCAGCCGAACGCTCCAACGCTAATCAGCACGACGGTTTATCCTTCGACGGACGGCACGAGCTTCGCGCGCGTCTCGCTCACGGCTCCGCCGTTGCCATCGGGCGCGGTCGCTCTCGACGTGCTTTATCGGCGGACAGGCGCGAGCGATTTCCTCATCGGAAATCAAATCAACTCCGCGATTTCCTATGCCGTCACCATTGACGATCTTACCGTGGGCGAGGCCTACCAATTTGCAGCGCGAGGCATTTCGTTCTCAGGTGCGTTGTCGCCGATTTCGTCTCTTCTTAGTCAGGCCGCGCCGAGTAACACGATTCTACCGGCTGCACCGACCGCATCGTTTATCGACGGACAATTTGCGCCACCCGTTTCGCAAGGGAAAATTCCGATGTTTGCGGTTGGCATGACGATCACTGCCTCAGCGAGCACAGACATTGCGCGAGTGCAGTCGAAGGTCGCGGTTACAAATGATCCGACAGATGGTGCGGCGTGGTATGCAGACGGGAACAACAGTCTTTTTGACCAAGCCATGCCGGCTAATGGCAGCGTGCGAGTGGCTTTTTACGACGTCACGGGAATGACTGCCGGATTCGGATTTGCTCGCGTTATCTCTCGCAGCGGCATCGCCTCAAATTGGACTTCCCTCGGCAGCGTGCAGGCTGACTCGTCGCTGATCAAGCGACCGCTCGGAACGGTCTCGCAATTCAACACGGACGACGTGAGCACGACCGGCATCAAGACCGGTGGCGGCGCGAGCACTCGGCAGATCAACGTGATTTTCTCCGAGTCGGTCGTTGCCACTTTGGCCGGCGGTGCGGCGTCGGAAACTTTTGAGACATCGCTGACCAATCGCGGATTCAGCGCGAAGCCTGACATCGGGATCGCGCAGTGCGCATCGGACGGAAACATCTCGGCCGCTTACGATTTCGACGCAGCCGGCAACAGCAGCGTGACCGCAGTCATTCGCGTCTCGACAATCGACGGCTCAAACATCGGCGCAGGCAATTACCGCTTTAGCGTCGAGTTCACTGATTTCACTTAACTTTATGGCCTTTCAAAAAACCATCACCCTCGCCAGCGGAGTCTCGGGAAATTACACGCGGCTCATTACCTACCGCTGGGATCGTTCCACGCGCGAGGCCGTCGCGTTGTTTGCGCTTTACCTCGACGCGCAGGCCGCGCAGGCAGGCAAGCACGCGCTCACTCCGTTCCTCGCCAAGCTCCGCCTCGACGGCGCGAAGTTCGACTTCTACCTCGGCAACGCGGTGCTAAGCGAGCACGCGGCGATTGCGCAGCTTTACGCAGCGGCGAAGGCCGAGCCGGTCTCGTGCGACTTTGGATCAAACGTCTTTGCCGACGCCGTGGACGCGTAGTGATTCCGCGCTGAGTCTGTTTTTTCTTCAGACGTAAGTCGTTGACTAGCAACGCGCACGGATTGCGTGCGATACTTCGCGCACATTTGGCTTCACATCGCGGGGCGGATGTGTATGGTTTTCGCATCGGAGGGAATTAACCCGACGACAAAAACAACAAAATGATCACCTCACTGCTCCAAGTTCACGAAGTCGCCAACAAAATGTTCTCAAGCGATTCTGCAATTATTTCGGTCAACATCCAAACCTCTTGGGGTCTCGTGACTGCTTTCAAGGATGGTTCCGTCAGGATGGCAAAGTGATAAACCCGACCCGCGCCGAAGTCACTAAGGCGCACTTTTTATCATGAAACGCCTCGCTCTCCTCCTCGCGCTCGCGGCCACCGCGCACGCAGCGCCACCAGACTCGTTCTTCCGCGCTCTGCACGTAGTCGAGACCTCGGGCCGCACCGGGCCAATCCTCGGCGACAACGGCAAGGCGCTGGGACCGCTCCAGATTCACAAAAGCTACCACACGGACAGCCGAGTGGCGGGCGACTACTCGAGGGTTTCCGACTTGAATTACAGCGTGCGCGTCGCCACCGCCTACCTCAAGCGCCACGCGCCGACGGCGTGGGCTGCGGGAGACGTCGAGGTGCTTGCTCGCGTCCACAACGGCGGTCCTCGCGGGCATCTCAAGGCGGCAACCAAGAGCTACGGCGTGCGCGTCAAGGCACTTTCAAAATGAACCCACCCAACCAACCCACGCCACGCACAGATAAAGAAGAATGGACCGCATGCTGCGGTCCAGATTCCGAGACGGTTGTTTGGTCCGACTTCGCTCGCGAACTTGAACGCGAACTCACTGAAACCGAACGCCTGCGCTTTGGTGCCGATGCGGACCGCCGCCGCCTCCGCGCCGAGGTGGAGCGGTGGCAAGGTACCGCCGCCAAGATGTCGCAGGAGCGCGAGCACAACGCCAACGAAGCGTCACGCCTCCGCGCCTTCAGTGATCAGTTGAGCAATAACCTAAGTGCCGTGGGAGCGGCTTACAACGACGAGAAAGCCCGCGCCGAGAAAGCCGAGGCCGAACTCGCCGAGTGGTCCGTGCTCAAACTCTGGGGCGGCACGCCCGAAATCATTCACCAGTTCGTGAAGGGCCAGCAGAACCGCATTCACCACTGCCAAGACCTTGAGGCCGAACTCACCGCGCTTGCCGCCGAGCGCGACCAGCTCCGCGCCGAGGTAGATCGGTTGAACGACATAATCAACCGTGCAGGTGTGCAATTTTTTCACGACGGGACAGACGGGCAAACGGCCGCAAAAATGCTTACAGTTTTGAACGAGACCAAGCTATTAAAAAACGAAACGCCAACTCCATGACCACCGAACAACACCTCGAACTCTTGACCGAGCTTCGCGCCATCCGCGAGGCTCTCGAAAAGCCGAAGCCCATGCCAATGCTCAGCCTGACGACTGCAAGCGCACCGACCGCGACGCAGGACACTCTGCCACTCCCAGCGATTGCAATCGCGGACGCCGGCTCGGTGCAGGTCCACTTCGGAAAAAACACCGGGACGCCGCTTAGCTCGCTGACCGACAAACAGCTCCTCTGGTATGGCACCGAGCGTCCGCCGCAGCTCAAGAAGGACGGGACGCCATTCGCGCCACGCGAGGCGGACGTGTTGCTCAAGAACGCGTGCCGCACCTTGTGGCATCAGCGCAAGAGCGGCGCGCCAATCGCGCTCACGCCGCAGCCGGCAGACGACGGCGAGAACGTGCCGTTCTAATTTCTCGGCGGTTCCGAGCATAAACCCAACCCTACGACGCCGCTGGTGGCGGTGCGAAAATACGCCAGCAACTATTTCCCGAAACGGAAAACCCTCCGGCCAACGACGACCGGAGGGACACACGAAACACACACACGATACACTAACATGGACAACGTAAAATCAGAGATCGCGGTCGCAGAGACCGCTTCGACCAAGGCACCAATTCAATTTGGCTCGCACGGCGTGCAGCTCCAATCAATCGACGAGGCTTTCCGCTTCGCTCGCGCGGTAGTCGCCTCGGGCTGGGCACCGAAAGGAATGGAAAAACCTGAGTCGGTAATGATAGCGATTCAGTTCGGTCTCGAGATCGGACTCACGCCGATGAGCGCATTGCAGAACATGGCCGTGATTAACGGTCGCCCGGCGATCTACGGCGACGCGGCGCTCTCGCTCGTGAGATCCAGCGGGCAGCTCGTGAGCTACAAAGAGCAGGAGGTCGGCGAGCCGGGCAAAGACTCGCACGGCTTCACGGTCACCGTGCAGCGCAAGGGATTCGACGCAGCGAGCGAGACGTTCACGATGGGCGACGCGAAGGCAGCGAAGCTCTGGGGTAAGGCTGGGCCATGGACCGACTATCCGAAGAGGATGATGAAGTTTCGCGCACGCGGATTCCTACTGCGCGACCAGTTCGGCGACATTTTGAAAGGTCTCCGCACCGCCGAAGAAGCACGCGACATCCCAGCCGAGATCAACGTGACGCCGCTGGCCGAGAAGCTTGCGGGCGGACTGAGCGACGCAATCAACAACTAATGACTAAACCACGCGTCAGGACCGCAGGAATTCCGACCCGTCGCAAAGACGTGCACCTCGAGATCGCGAAGCCGAAGCGCCGCCAGGTCGTGGACGAAACGACTTACAGCCGAAACAAAATGGGCATCGCGGTGGACAGTCGCGGCCGCTTCATCGGGCGGCGCGACATCGAAAAAGGCGCGGCACATTTCTGGGACTCACGCAGGAAAAATTAAAACATATGAGCAACGACAACGACACAAAACAGACAGCCATCATCAACGCGGCGACGGAGCAATTCCGCGCGCTGCTCGAAACAAACTTCCGCAGCATCGCCAAGGCGGCGCAAGACGGATTCATCGAGGACGAGGACCAGACGGAGCCGAAGGCGAAAGCCTCGTTCACCGTCGAGTGGGACAGCCTCGCGCAAGCGCCGAAGGTCGGCGTGAAGATCGCGTGGTCGGTCCGCTTCAAGGACGAGTCAGAGACGGAGATCGATCCGTTGCAATCGAAGCTGGGACTGGAGGTGCAGCCATGAGCACTCTAACCAACACAGAACCTTCAGCACATTTGGGAGCGTCCGGCAAAGAAGTGCTCCGCATCACATCCGATGGCCGCATGATTATCGGCGAGGGCTTGAGCGCCGATGACGCGACGCAACAAGCGGCGAAGCTTTTGATCGAAGCCTTCGGACAACAGATCGAGGCAATGATTGAGAGACGGTTCGCGGCACGCAAGGAGGCCACCAAATGAGCGCCGAAACCATCGAAGAATACCACGCCAATCCGGCAATCAGTCACTCGAAGCTTGAGTGCTACCGTCGCAGGCCGGCGCTCTACTACAAAAAGTATGTGGCCAAGACGCTGGCGCCACCCGAGGACACCGGCGCTTTCCGACTCGGCTCGGCGGTGCATTGCGCCGTGCTCGAGGAAAAGGAATTCGCCAAGCGTTACATTCTGCGACCCGACTGCGACCGGCGCACGAAAGAGGGCAAGATTCAGTTCGCCGAATTCTCGGCACAGCACGCGGACAAGACGCTACTCGACGCCGACGAGATGGCGCAGGTCATCGCGATGCGCGAGGCGGTGGCGGCGCATCCGATTGCGTCGCGACTACTCGCGGAAGGGATGCCGGAGATGACTTGGCGCAAGTTGCAGCCCAACGCTCTGGGCGCTCTGCAATGTCGGACCGACTGGTTTGCTCCGTGCGGCTGCGAGATCAGTGACTTCCACCCTTACGCGCTGGACGTGAAGACGGTCGAGAGCCTCGACAGCGACGCGTTCCGCAACTTCGAGCGTGCGGCGTTCAGCTACGGTTACCACCGTCAGGCGGGATTCTATCTGCCGCTCATCAACGAAATCTTGGGGTATCCAGTCTCGCGGATGTATTACGTCGCGGTGGAGAAGGTCGAGCCGTTCGGCGTAGCGGTTTACAAGCTGAGCGACGAAGCGATTGCGCGAGGCCAGGACGAGAACATCGCGGACCTTGTGCGGCTCAAGCGCAGCCTTGAAACGAACGACTGGCCGAACATCGAGCCGACGATTCACGAACTCAAACTGCCAGCGTGGTATGCAAAATGAAATCGAACCTTAAATACAACTGGCGCATCACGCTCAGCGCACCGGGGCACTCCATCAGCGCGATCAAATATTGCACGATCGAACAGGCTTTGCTCGCGGCGGACGAACTTGAAACCGAAGTGGATTGGCTCGTTACCCTTGTCGGCATCACACGCGAAACATGAACGAACTATTTATCATCACCGTTGCGACCTCAGTCTGCACGAGCGCAATTTGCTTTTGGCTCGGGCACGCGCTCGGCAAACGACGCGGGCGCGACGAGCAATGGGTCAGCGACTACCTCGCGTATGAACGCAAAACACAGGCCGGCCGAGACAACCTCGGGCGGTTCAAAAAACGAAAGGCACCTTATGGTAAGATCAAAATCACAGCACCACAAAACCAACTCTGAGATCGACCGGCGACTGCTTGAAATGCAGTCACCGAGCGAGATCGTCCGCGTGCTTCGCGGCGCGACGCTGAGCAATGTCCACGCGAGAGCGCGGCGACTGAGCTTGGCACTGCATCGCATCACGCAGGCCGAGCGGGACCATCTCGTCTGGCTTAGGAAGGGATCGAAGAAATGAACACCTTCATTTTCGGCGACCCGAAGGGACAGCCGCGGGCGCGAGCGCTCGCCCGCAAGATGGGCGCGAAGCACGTTGCTCGGATGTATGACTCCGACGTGGCCGACGCGTGGAAGCGCGCCGTGGACTTCGGGATCGAGCGCGAGTGGGAGCACATGGCGCAGCCGCTCGTCCTCGATCCGGTCGGAGCGTTCGAGTGCAAGCTCACGTTTTTC